ATCATAAACGATTTTAAGTCTTCCCTTATGGTAGGCAGATGAAACAATTTGAAAGCGATACCGCATAGTACCTCGCCAATTTTCAAATGGCAATGTTGCAAATGCACAAGCCGGTAAATGAATTTCCGGTAATGTTAATGTGGAATTTGCATCCCACACTTGAGGTGTGACCTCTATTTGAAACAAAGCATCCTCAGCTGCGTTAGACACTGTCCAAGGAAATTGTGTAATATACGATTCCCTTGCCGCTATGCTTTTAATTGTCATCTCGTCGGTCCCTGCCAATCCTGTTGTCCGAGAATCTACCGTCAACTCCTGTTTTGCATCAGTAGTCAATTTAGTGGTAGAATCTGGCATATTAGTGTTAGCAAAATTACCAAAAGCCGTAGGACGATATGGCACGATGTCATCCAGTATGGCTGGACGCGAAAAACCAAAATTCGTCGCTATGGCTGAAGTAGCAGAGGCCGCCAATTCTGTAGCTCTTGCATACGGACCTATTACAGGTGCGTTACGCAAAGAGCCAGCAGCTTTTGCTACAACGGAAGCGGGCCGACTTACTGGCCCGGTTCCATACTCGTCTTGAGCCTGTGGTACAAGTGTACCTGGTTCAACACTAGTAGGTACGGCCAAGGAAACGTCCTCGGCCCACGCAAACACAGAAATGGTCACAGAATCATTTGCTCCGTTCGCGTGTTTAAGACCTTGTATAGTCTGTATGAACACTTCGCCCATGGCGGACCATTCCGCACGCGGAATGTTCATGGCATTTTCCTGCCAAAAAAAAGGCAAAATCATGTCACCTCCTTGGGACAATGTAGGGTCCAAATAAACATGCGGGCGTTGGGACGCTGCAATAAGGTCTTGGGGGAAAAAGGATCGCGTTGTGACGAAATCATCATCATCCGGTAACGGTACATAGGACGCTATAGCGCGCCCATAGTGAAAACCATTGCCGTTAATGACAAACTTAAGATGAAGTTTCGCACGTAACAAATTATAATTCGAAATCCTATTAAGCACACGGGGGTTATTAAAATAATCAGACCATGGCCTAAAATTCTCGAATAATGTAGTTCCTGTTCCCCAGGAATACGACTGTATTTTAACCGGTCTTGAGAAGAAATTCCCAAGATCAGCGTCATTACTGTCGCAAATCCCAAAAGTATAATCTGGCTCACTGTCCACTTTATACTCCCAGGTAGAGGTGGCGTCTTTAAAAGCTACCATCTCAGATTGAGTTCTTTGATTAGTTTTATTTATTGTTACATTAAATTTACTTTCACTAAGCTACTACAAATACAACCGTACTATTCTCCGCTCACAGAATAGTCGGCGACATACATTGGCGTGTTGGCGAAACACTCCCGTAAATACGGGTACTCATTACGAGTGCCTATGTCACACAAAGCCTATGATTAATCCTACAGTATGTACAATCGGATTGCTCATGGTAACCAGTGTGTGACCGGTGATTTGTAAAGCGTCACGCTTCCTGTCACCAACAGGTGGGAATGTTTAACGTGTTTCCCGGAACACGGTGCCAAAACTAAGTCTGGCCGAAATAAGTCAATCTAAACTTAGCGACGCGATCGTCATAATCTAAGTCCAGACCATGTACCATTTCAGTCAGACCGTGCCTTTCAGCAATTTCCTTCATTTGCGCACGACGGTCTTCGTACTTCTCACGTCCATACAGAAACCACTCAGTGAGTGCCGAACCAATACAACTACTGGCTACGGTCTCCGGTGTTTCTGTCTTGGACTTGAGATTACTATGAAGGGATTTGAAAATAGACTGCTCATCGAGGATACCCATATAAAGGTTTAACTCCTCATCATATCGCGGTCTTCTCTTCAAGAAATCCAGCTCATCACAATCCAAGTAATCAACTACTTCCGACGTCTTATCCGGTGGAGTTACAACCATATCAAATTGTTCACACCACTTAACGAAATCAACGTTATTGTAATCAACGACTTTGGATATACTGCCACCATAATCATCACCATACGTAATCAAACTAATGTAATCCTTAAAATGTGCATTCCACATTCTACCATCCTGCCATGCGTAAAACGCACAGCGATGTAATAACGAATTCACAATAGAATTAATATACGCCGTCAATG